CTTGCATATTGACTGGCAGAGAAAAAACTAAAAACATCTAATGATGATTCTGCAATATGATCTCCAAAACCTTTTGATGTTGTAAGCAAGTCATATAAAATCCAAGCTGGATCGTTTGAATATTCTTTATCTGTTTTAAAAGTGCCGTTAAATGTACCGCTATAGCTTATAGATCCATCAGCCCTTACAGTTCCGTTATGGGGTATCTTAATCTTTGTTCCTCTAATACGGAACATACGTCTTGGCTGGTTTGGAAAGGTTTCAGCGTCAAAGCGTAAAGCTACATGGGCAAAATTTGCAAATGCCCTTGATTCGTTAATTATTTCTGTAAAAGACGACCATTGAAAACTATCTTGCAGCGTTGTTTCTGTGCTGTCTGCTGTAGTTCTATTTACTCTGATAGTAACAGGAAAGCTAGTGCCAGATGGTAAGTTGATTTTATAATCCCTGAAATATGTGCTTGCAGTTCTACCTTTTACAGTGTCAGATATAACAGTTGTTGTTGTGCCATCATTTTCTATTGT